CTTTCGCATCACCTGAACCGTCAACAGTGATGTTGGCTGATTCAAAGATGTCGATACCTGCGATTGTGCCTACATAGCCAGTACGCATTGCTTCGTTCTGGAGGTCACCACCATTCGGGTTAGCGAATGTGTTAGTGAGGTTCGCCTTCAGAGCATAGGTCTGGTATGGGTGGAATACACCAACCAAACGTCCTGGTGCTTTGTTAGCGCGGAGTGTTGCAGCAGCTTGGAACAAGTATGCGGCAGTCAACTCAGTAGTAGTCGCACCCAAAGATGTGGAGAAGCCATCGAACAGTGCGATTGCGTCTGTGTCCATCTTAGTTGCGATTGCGTTACCAAGAACAGTTCCTAACTCGTCAGCAGGATTACCTGCACCCATAGCAGCCATGTCAGTTAAGAACACCTGTGCGCCAACTTCAGCAACAGTGATAGACACTGAAGAAGTTGAAACAGTTGTAGATGTCATGTCAGTGCCTTCAGTAAGGTCTGCCGCGGCAACAGCAGGATACTTAGGTACTTGAATAGTGACACCAGGCTGTGCATCGATGTTGTACACAGTGACAAGGTTACGGAGCAGAGATTGCTCTTCTGCTGTGAATCGTGCTTGAGCAACGATATTGACGAATAGATCGTCAAGAGTAGTAGTAGTTGATGCAGCCATTTCGGACTCCTTTTACATCAGTTAATGTTACAAACGATTATCGCTTGCCCTTCATTGCGGCATACGCTTCTTTGCCACCATTTTCCCATGAAGCAAGCATATCAGCCACAGATGAAGGCTTCTGTGTAGAGCCACCTGCTGCACCTTTCGATCCAGTACCACTAGGTGATGCTTTCACGAAATGTGGATTCGCAGTAAGAAACTCCGATACCAAGTCATTGACTTGCATCGGTGTTCCAGAATCATTATAGCGCACAGTTCCGTCATTATCCAAAATCTCAACAGCACCATCATCTCCAAGGCGCGTCTTATTCTTGAGTAAAGACACAACTTGATCTGGGCTGACCGCACCATGCTGACTTGCTGAATTAATTAGCGCACCATCAACTTGGATTTCTTGCAGTCTAGTCTTGTACTGACTTATCTCATTGTCTTTCTTTTCCGCGAGTTGCTGTAAGACCTTTTCGAACTCGCCTTTTTCTTTCTGGCGTTCAATCTCTGCTTGCTCTTTGGCTTGTAGTAACTGCCGCGCTTCATCAAGATCAACTCCTTCTAACTTCTTTTCGTACTTCTTGCGCTCACGCATAAGACGTTGCTCAACGATTGCGTCCAATTCTTCCTGAGAGAATGCTTTGGTTGGTTGCTCCGTAGCCTCAGTTTCTACAACTGGTTCTACACTTTCATTACCCATGATTTCATCGCTCATGTTGCGTTACCTCTTTCGAGTGGTTGATTTACTTGGATGGCTTCCATCCGGTCTTTCGCAAAGTCCCGTAGACGTAACTATTGCATTGTTGCTTAGTCATCCCACGTTGCTTGCAAATCTTCTTGAGTTTCTTTTCTAATGCTAATGGCATCAGTCCACCTCAATATCAAATACTGGACGCCAGTGATGACGACAATTATACCCACCGCGAACAATGAACGGATCACCAGGTGCTTTGCCCTGCCATTCGTTGTTTGCCCATAGATCACGAATCTGATCCTCAGAGAATCTCTTACCTGCGTGTTTCACGCACCAAGGCCGTGAGTCCTGAATAATTGATCCGTAATACTTCCATCGGTCAGCACCGACTTCTTTTCCGGCAGTTATGTTGATTGAGGAATCGAATTGCATCAGAGAATCGTGAATCATCTGTGATGCGTAACGTCTCATGTTACGTCCGGTTCTATCTGACGCATACACTTGGTGTAACTGGCGCACTGCTTCTTCAGCAGCTTCACCTTCAGCGTTATTGGCAATATTGACCAATCGTTGTACTTCTGCCTGATCGGATTGGATGTACACGCCATTGATCTTCTGTCGCAGATTCCTAATTGATTCGTCAATCGGGCGGCCTGTTAGCGTGTTCTGATAGAGTTCGTTTGCAAGTTCGTTTGAGAAAGTAACTGCGATGTCCTGAAACCCCTGAAACGAAACCCTTTTAAGATTGGCAACGACTTCATCTGGTACACCTAAGAATGACTCATAGGCTTCAAACATCTCACCTACACTATCAACAACTGTATCGTATTCACGAACAATCGAGTCCACTTCAGTTAGATAAGTCTCACGCAGGATTCGCTCAATGTCGGATCTGGCTTGAATAGACCATGCAAGATCGAACAATCTACCTTGTTGAACAGGTGCTTGTAGTGCATAAGAAGCTAGACGATCTTCTAACTGCTGAAGAATTGCCAACATCCTGCGTTCGTGCGTAGTGCCTAGCGCGTCAACGATTCGTGCATGATCGAGGTCAGCAGCCATTACTCGCCTTCAGTCGGTGTAGGACTAAAGTCTCCAAGTTGTCTAGCAGTATCAATTTCCTCATGCGCCTGATGCAGTAGCTCATCATCAAGTACTAGGTCAACGATCATCTTGTCTACTTCACGGCTGAACGTAGGTGATTGAACACCGGATGCGCGAGCCTGTTGCAAGAACATCAATTCATTAGGGTAATCACGGATGTCGAACGAATCAGGATAACTCACCTCTACATCTGGAGTGACACCAGACCAGACGCAAACATAGAACCAAATATGTTCTTCTGCCAACTGAAGCAAGTCAGCCTTCTCAGCTAATCGAGCATTCAACAACTGGAACTCAGTCTGTAATGCGATACCTGATGCCTTCACTGCGTCAGTGCCACGAACAGCACCTAAGTGTGCCATACGATTGATTGATCCAACTTTAGCTTCCATCGATGCCATGATTGCCTGAAGGTTTGAACCGTTAGGCTGCAACATGAACGGACGTAAGTTAGGGTCGAGTTCGTCAGGCATATGGACGATTCCACCTGCACCTGCTGATGCGTCAGTGTCGTAAGTCTTAACCAGTGTTGGATGGTTAGATATACGGATCAACTGCTCAATCTCTGACAGTTCTTGATAGATGGCCTTCTGCATTAATGCAATATCACCGATGTCTGACTTACCAATACCTTTGGTCACTGTGCGAGCAGCAGGAAGATACACGGCAGGGATGTGACCGATTGGGTTATCCATAGATTCTAGCAAGCGTTCTGTATCGTTGCTGACTTCATAGAGTTCAACAGTATCTTCTGTCCAGATACGAAAATGCGTCACAGTCTCAGTGGCATCTTCACGGATGACTTCTTCACGCAGTTTGAGATAGACCAATTTCTGTCGGCCTGACTCTGTGCGTTCCCATCGCCAATCAAATACATTCTCAGGCGTATACAGGTTTAAGTATGGACGGATGTCTTGTGCCAGTTCTTCAGCGCGAGTCCCTGCGTTCGACTTAGGCTTGTCTACTACGATCCAAACATGACCATACACAGCAGACCAAATCTGCGCTTGCTTCATAAACGTATCGAGAGAGCGTCCATCAAGGTCAACATCACGCATCATCGGAATGAGGATTGGATTATTTTCCAATGAGTTGTACTGGCGTGTTGGCGGATTGCGCCATAAGAACGATGAGTAGATGTGGATGACGTTAGCGCAGTGGTTATCAATCGGTGTTAGGTCTAATCGTCTGGCGTAATCATTTTTGTCTTCTTGAATATACTGAACCAGATATTGACCGTCTTTGTAATGCTCGCCACCTAGATATGAACGTAAGTGAAATTCCCACTGATCTACATAATCGTTGTAGTCAGGATGCGTGTATGTAATTTCCTGAGACACTGCTAAGTCCACCTAGTCGGTTGAGGTATGTCATATTGTCTCTTGATTGGGTACAAGAAATCAATTAAGTAGCCCAAAGCATCATTCATGTGGTCAAAGCCTGAGTCTTTATCTGGCTGATGTGTGCCTTCTTTGTAGGTCTGACGCTCTAATGATTTGATGACTTGCCTGCAGCAAGGATCGATCACTAAGTGTCGTTGTCCATCTGCTGACTTGAGTCTGGCATTGACTGAGTTGATTCTATCCCTAATCGCTGAATGCTTATCCCTGACCTTCACTGCGAACCCTGCGTTCTGAAGGATTGATAGGTCTGTTCGCCCACCTGCTGATGTTTTCCGTTGTCTTGCGGCAGGATCAGGATAGATGCAAATCTGGCGTGACGGATACCTCGTCTTAATCTCATCTACAATCTCATCTGTGTTACTACCGTAAATCACAATCTCATCAATGATCTTTAGGGTTGAGCCATCACGCACTGCTAAGACAGCAGACATCGGATCGAGGTTGAAGTCCATGCCAACGTGAAGCAGAGAACCATCATCGATGACCTTCTGTACAGACTCCGCCCTGTCAAAGTTGTAGTAGATGATTCCTGAATAGTTGACGAACTGAGCATTGTATTCCTGATTGAACGTCCGTTCGTCTAGGTCTCGTTTGGCTGACTCAATTTCTGTTTCTGTAACGTGCCCACCTTCGATGGTGGTGTACTGGAAGGATTGCCAATCAAGATTCTCGTCTGCGCCTTGTGTCCACAGATCATAAAAGTGATTGCGTCCTTTAGGCGTACCAATGAATAAGGCCCGTGTCTTGTTCCCTTCTGTGTTCCTATCGGAAAGCGATGGTCTAAGAACTTCATACCAAGCCTCTGGCCTCATATCTGCAAATTCATCTAACACGCAAAAGTCCAGGCTACGTCCACGCAAGTTGTCTGGTTTCTCTGCGCCTTTTAGGGCAATGGATGATCCGTTAATCAAGTCTAATGTCAGTGTTGTTTCATTGGTCTTACGGATATATTCCCTTGGCACTGTGCCTATCAGCATATCCCAAGCAATCTCTTTGGCTGCTTTGTAGGTAGGTGCGACATACCAACAATTACGATCTGATGTCTTGATGGCTTCCCGTATCAATTCAACCGTAGACAGGAAAGTCTTGCCGAATCGTCTACCTGCTACTACAACACGAAATCGAGACTCCGCATTGAAGATTCTAGCTTGCGGCTTTGTTAGGTGCATCGTTACCTGCGTCAGCGACAATAATCATTGGTGGGATGTGTGTGCTCTGCTGTTGTTCTTCTGACCATCCCGCCTGTGTCTTGAGGTAGAAGATAATCCCAGTGATGTTTCCTTTACGGCATTGCTCTAACAGATGTCCTACAACCTCATCAATTTGTTGCACTTTGCCTTTTTTATATGCCTCTAAAACTTCTGGCTGTCGTTTCTCTACTTCCCTAAACGTATTTTCAGAAATGTTAAAATAATCAGCTAGTTGCGTTTTTGTCAGGCGTGATGATAACAATTGGACTTGTTTGATTTCATCCTCAGAAAATACTCTGGGTGGTCTGCCATTTGGTTTCTTCTTAGGTACAGCCATTTGTCAGTTCCTCCACATAACGATTCCAGAACCATTGTGCTTTCTGTGCATCTTCGACTGGGTTGCCATGCTTATGGTTCACTCGCCAATTGTACTTGAAGTGCGTAAGACGTAAGTAGCCTAGGAATTCTTCTTTTGAGGAACACGCTTTCATGGCATCAATGCATTCGATGTTGCCTTGCGTGTAGTGACTTGGATGATTGACCGAATCTAACATTTTAGCTCCACCAGGTTACCTGCCTGTCCAGTGAAGCAATTATATCACGATTCGTGTTTGTAGTAGATTTCAGCCATGACCTTGCCGTACTTTGGCTTCTTATCTATCCAATACATGAGATAACGTGGCTTTTTGCTGACTGGGTTGCATACCCAATATTCTTGCTTGTATCGGACTATTTGAAGGCTGTCTGCGTAATTGTCAGGCCGCCTTTGCATAATAAACCGTCTACGATGCAGAAGTGTCTTTGCGTAATCCAAGGCATTTAGCGGATCGATAAATTTTCGCATTGACCTTATCCAATTGATCGTCTTGATATTCGTCTAACAGCGTAATGTCGCCACAATGCTTGCACCAGAAGAACTCTGTGCATTTGTCGCCACAATGCGGACATTTTTTCGACTGCAATGTTTCAGCAGCTTCATGCAGGTCTACCATTGCTTCCACACCTCTTTGTCAGACTTGAAGAAATCGCGTGGGTAGATACTAATGCCAAAGTAACGCTTAAGTAACCAGTTGATCGCTACTGAGAACAGTAACGTGAAGATCAAGATTGTGCCGAAAAATACGACTAAATATAATGTGTCCATGATTTGCTCCTAAAAGGAAGACCGCATTAAGCGGCCTCTCCCAATGCTTTCAATGTTCTCTTTGCTGCTGCCATCAGACCTTTGTCGTCCATGCCAGGGCCGTAGGGATCAACATACAGCCAGGCTCGACTAATTAGCTCTGCTGCCTTGGGATCGTCTGCGTCAATGCTAACAATGGTTGAGCCAAGATACTGTGGCTCTGGCACATCGCAGCAGCAGTCAACACAATCCTGATAAAAACGTCTTCCAATTCTTACAATTTTCATCTTTTTACACCTTTTGCGCTGTGCGCTTTGTTTTGATGTATTTATTTTCTATTGTTTATCGCACAAAAGGTATTAGACATTAGTCTAACTGGCTAACTGCTCGATCCTTGCCTTAGCTAATCGATAACGCTTGTAGTCAGCATGAGTCAGATACTTGCCTTCACGCTTATCTTGTTCGTAGATCGTGATGACCATGTTATCTTCTAGCTCTGTTTTGCGTAGCTTGAACTTAGCATCGTAAGTGCCAGTGAACTCGCCAGAAAACAGTTCGCTTGCAGGTAGGCCAAGTGCCTCCACAACGTCAGAACCTCTAGCACCACATGAGAAACAATGAGCCAGAACCTTACCGTCATCTGTCTCTGTGATCGTCATTGATGGATTGTTGTCTTGGTGGACTGGGCAGCAAGCCATGTAACCACGCTGTGATTTGCGAACCTTAGACAGCCTCGCCAAAATATTTTCGATTGTCATAACGGGACTTTCCTTTCGCGTATTTAATATTTTGATGTTGGATAAATTTGCTAACATCTTCTGATATCGCCAGAGCCAACACTGGTTTCGTCTGGTCAGGCCAAGTGCCAAATTTGGCCTTGAACTTATGGTTTGCCCAACCTTCTGATTTACCTTTCTGGTGTGCATACAAGTATAACTCGCCCAACCACTCAGCCTTCTTCTCTTGTGAATAATTGTTGTTGTTTAGCAGTGACAAGACCTGATCGTCAGTCTTGATCCGTTCCTGCATTGGTATCTCATAACCACAGTCACACTTGATACCTAAGAATTGGCGTGTGCATTGTGGGCATTCTTTGACCTTGGGTTCTTTCTTCTCCTTCTTGATCTGGTTCTTCTCATTGAATCGTTGAGTACCGTCATCCAGCGAATCAGGAACAATATCCTCTACAAATCCATGCTTCTGAACATTAGAGGCGTGATCGAGGATGATTGCGTAGTCTTTGCCTTCATAGGTTCTTTGCACTCTGCCGTATCTTTGGCACAGCACAATTTTTGAGTCAGTGGGATAGCAGTCGATCAAACAGCGTACAGATGGTGCGTCATAGCCTGTGTTCAGCAAGCGTGAGCAACTAAGAATCTTGTACTCGCCTCTATCGTGCGCCTCATAGATGATCTGGCGTTCTTCATCATCCATGTAACCGTCAATGTGGACAGCAGGAATACCTGCCAGATTAAACTTCTCAACCAGGTACTTTGAATGCTTGATCGATGGACTGAATGCGATGGTCTGGCTATTCTCGCCATGCTGCATCCAGTTAAAGATGATGTCGCCTACCAGAGCCTTGTCGTTTTCGTAGACCTTGCCTAGTGAATCTGGATCGTAATCTGATCCTCCGGTTCTAATTCGTCTTCTTCTAACACCAGATAAGTCAGGACGTTTACCACCGTAATAGTGAATGGGGCATAAATATCCTTCTTCCAGCAGTTGTCGTGGCATAATTGGAAGAATGAGATCGTCATAGTGTGTTCCCAGACCTCTTGAGTAAGGTGTTGCTGAAAGTCCGATCCAGACATTGTTATCTAGCTCCTGCATCAACTTGGTGACTGTCTCATAGTGTGTATGACACTCGTCTACAATCGCAATATCAAAGTTGGTGTACTTGCGTCTGGCTAGCGTCTGGACACTGGCGATCTGAATAGGTGCGCGTGGATCATTCAGTTCGTGTGATCCCTGCATGACTCCGAATGGCATCTGATGGTCTGTAAATGATTCAAGTGTCTGCTGTACTAGCTTCACTCGATCACAGATAAAAATACCCCGTCTGCCTTTCTTGTAGGCTTCGTTCAGGATGTAAGCGGCTGTGATTGTCTTGCCAAATGAGCAAGGCGCGGCTAGAAGCGGTCTTTTGTTACCTCTAGCTATCGATTCCCTTAGCATCTGAACCGCCTTTTCTTGATGCGGTCTAAGCTGCACTTCTCTGACTCCTTAATTCCGATGTCCTGAAAAACCCATCATGCTCTGGGTAGCAGTGATGGAAGTATCTCGCATAGTAGGCTCGATGATTATTACTGATCTTGAATGAGTCACCGCGAGTCTCAATGTCTGTGTGCCATCGTATACGCTCAAAAATGGCATTAACACTGTAATGTTTGAATTTGGCATCGATGACTTGAAATGTAAATTTCTGGAACAGTTCCCACACTTGCGGATTCTTGTTATGCCATTCCCACCATGCTTGCTTTAATGATTTTTCCATACTCACTCCAAATTTTAGGCAAAGTTGTCATTTAGAGGACGTAGGGTGATCCCTGTCCATCCGATACACTATCGTCCATGCAACCTCAGTAATCAGCAGTGCTTTCGATGGTGGGTGTCTCCATCCGGTAGCTCAACCGTCCCTGCCCGTAGGCGGATCACCTCTAACGCTGTTTGTCCCGTCCTCAAAGGTTGGGCTGCAATCTTGCTTTTTTCGGCTACTGCACAATGCGACAGTTTTAACGGACGGATAGGTCTGAAGTCTTGAGAAATGTAGCGGATTCGCTACAATGACACCTGTGCCGGAATGCGACATACGGGTCTTTTCTCATTGTTTCAGTCCGGTTAGCTAGGGAACTGCTAATTCCCGTCCGGCACATTTTTTAATTTACGCTTCTGGATCTGGTTCGTCAACTTCTACATAGACGACTTTGACACCAGAGCATCTGGGGCATTTAGGACGCTCGTCCAGATCAGCCCAATATTTATACCCACACTCGAGACATTCCATCTCTGCTTCAAAATCATGGCTCATAGTCGTAATCCGCTTGTACTAGGTTGTCAGGATATTCGCTTGCTGCCTTACGCCATAAGTCTGGCGGACATAGATTCTCACCTAAGCCATTGACTGAAATCAATGTCAGTTCTTCTGGCTCAGTCATTGACGCAGGATAGCGTTCCCAGATACAGATGTGTTCTTCATGTGTGATGAAGTCATCCATCGAGGTCAGCAGTTTGGATTTGAGTATTTGCATAACGATCCGATTCTAACGCAACACCGCCCTTATGGGCGGGTTACTTCCATCAATTCAGCATTGCTCAATGAAAATGACGCTTTTTCCCATTTCGCTCTGGCCTTGAGCATATAATCATTCAACTTCCAACAGAACTCTAGACGGGCATTGGCATTACACGCACTTACCCACTCATTGTTCCAATTCTGATAATTTTCCCAAGCGCGTTTTGCATTTTCTAAGTTTGTCATTTGTGTATCTCCTGATTGATTACAGGTTCGATATTAAAGGCAGAAATCAATTATTTGTATTAGACCTTAGTCTAAGTTTTTTTGTGAAGATGCTCTTGATGCGCTTGAGGTCATCAATGCTGTAATTCTTTGGCGTGTTGTCCATTTCAATCCGATCTAGGTACTCTTGCCCATAACGCCAGACGATACCGACACGCATCTTGTCTACGTTTCCTGACATCCAACGGTTACATTTTTTGCATTGTCCGAAAATTTGATCTGTCCGAAAACGCATATGTGGCGCACTACCTCTTGATCTGTAATGACCTGCGTCATAGCCACCACCAAGCGATGCAGACCTTAGTGATGTTCCGCATGAAATACATTGCTTGTCTTTATCCCTATGCCGGACATATGCGTTGACTGCTGCTTGCGCCTCTTTCGTCCACTGACCTTTGGTTTTTAGCTTTTCTTTCGTGGCGCGATCTTGCTGACGTTTCTGTTTGCGGACTTTATCAGCGATTTTATCCGCATTTTTCGTAGTGAATGATTTGAGGCATTCATATGTACAAAATGCCTTCAAAGCAGAGGTCAGTGCTAACTCTGTGTGTACTTTTTTACGACAGTTAGAACAGCGTCTAGTCACGGCCTTCATTCTTTGCCTTTATCTGTGCATACACAGAGTCATCAGGAGTAACCAGGAGTACGCCACGTTCAGCCCAGAACATATCCATCCGTTCCATGTACGCAAACATATCACCTTTAGATAACTTTGCTGTGGACTTGAGTTGTGCAGGTATCTGGCTCGTTCCAATGTTTTTAGGATCATCGTAGCCAAGAAAATCATGCTTCATTCGCAGATGTATTTCTTCTGTCGTGAAGTCTGACTTGTTCCTACGATTCAGTTCATCCGTGATCTGCGCGATCCAGACCCAGTACAAAGCGTTCTGGCTTAATGTCCTGTTCCCTGCCTTACATTCGATCTTTAGCCATCCATTCTCAGACAGCATATGCTTCATCGCTTGATAGGCGTTATCCAGTGCGCCTTCATGCGTGATAACGAACTTCTCTGAGTCTTTCATTGTGCCTTTGCCTTTGCTTGCGCCCAACACGTTCCGCATTCATAAATGCCATCTTGAAAGATCACGGCTTTCTCGCCACAATGACATTTGTGATTTAGTGGGTCTTGTTGCTTTTTAATAATATCCGACTGAATTAGAAGGTGCTGCCAAGTCTTAGCCTTAATGATCTTACTAACGTGAGCTGTTGTGACTTCGAATTTCTCTGCGATGTCTTTCACCATCATTCCATCTGCTCTAAGAGCATGGATCAATGGGATGTCTTCTGGGTCTAATTTTCTATTCACACGATTTTTCCAATAGTTACTCATATTTACTTCATTTTCCTTTCATTCTTGTTCTTAGATTCAAATATCTTGTCAAAGTTATCTGCATACTTTTTTTGATCGACTTTTCGAGTACGATCACCTTTACCGACAAGGCTAATCCTCTTTGTCATGTTTGCCATTGTTTGCCTTCTCCACTGAGTTAATCAATTTGATCGCAGCGTTAAGCTCTTGCTTGCATTCCTTGAGGTCACCCATCTGCAACTTGATATCAGCCATGCGGATGTGCCGCTTTGATTGATCGATTTCATGAAAGTGCTTACTCAAAGTCTTCGTACTCCATTGTCTTTGCGTCATCAATAATCTGGATTTTCACCAGTTCCAATACACCTAATGCTTCAGGGACAGAAAGATTCCGTTCGCTGCCCATCTCATTGATGCAATCTAAAATATCAAGCGCAAGCTCTTGCAAATGATTCTGCTTAAAGTTCGGATGAAACACGTTCGTCATTTCGCATACTTCCTTAATTTGTTCCGCTTGATGTACTCAATCGTGGACGTAGTAACGCCAAATTTGTCCGCTATTGAAGGGTTTGACACCTTACGCCACTCTGTTTTGAGTCGTTCCTGTTCAGCTAACAACTGGCAGATATGTTCAACATCTTCTTCTGTTAGCTTGTATGAAGATTTATCCATCACACGCCTCAATGCTATACTAGCCTCACCTCTATCGCTCCAGAGGTAGCCCGCTACTCGCGGGCTTTTTATTGCCTAGAAAGGAATTGAATCATTCACCGTTGTAACGTCTGGCGTTACATTCGTAACATTGGATGTTACAGGCTGTGTCTCTTTAGGCGTGTAAGCCATCGAGAAGAACTTTTCACCGTTCTTAGATTCACGAATCCAGGCACTAACCCAAAACTCTGTCCCGTTGATTTCACAGTTACCCGTGTATTCAGGCTGAGTATCCTTTGTGCGCTTGTTGTTCTTGAACAATGCGCCACGCAGATTGTTATCATATTCGCTCATAGCTTCTCCTCAATTTCCGCTACTTCTTTCTCAATAATCTGGCAAGCATGAGTCACCAGACGTTCTAGCTGACCAATGTATTCGTCATCACGATGTACACGGATCATTAGATTCGGCATTTGCGGATGGTATGACATGAAATCCCACCATTCGCGTCCTGTAATCCAAAGGCAGCCCATGACTTGAGCCTTGTATTCAGCAGGTAATTTTCCACTGCGTAGATACTTCACATGAGTCGATGGCTTAGGACACTTGATCTCAATACCACCGTCATCACCAACCAGACCATCAGGTGATACACCACAGCGCAAATTATTGTCAGGCATACAGAAGCCAACCTCAGTCACTTCTACGTCATGTTCTAGCTCGTAGTTCATGCGAGCAAACGGCTCTAGCTCTGTGCCTCTTTGCATCCATTCCGTCACATGGAAAGGCGTAGATTCGCCAGTGACTAACTCAGCAATCAGATCGTTAATGTACGATTCAGCCGATGATGAAGCCGTACCACTTGCCGTGATGATCTTGGAAAACCCTGATCCACTAGGACAACCTAATCGTGCCTCTAGCCATTCAGGTGTCCCTTGCTCCATTTCAAGTATTTTCATCATCAGCGATCCTCTGCATGATGGTTGTTGCATGAGCCGTGAAAGCACTATGTAACGCAATATCCAGATCACAAAACGCCTTGCTATTTGATTGCTCGACATCAGCAAAGAACTGATCATGTGATTCACCTGTCGAGTATTTAGCCAAACGCCTATGCATTTCTAAAAACAAGATGGCCGTTGAGACATCACTTAGCATTATTTGAAGCCTTCTTCTGAAGCAATGCGATTGCCTTGTCATAATAACTAGCCTCCATCGAGTCTACATTGCTGCAATTAAATACCGCGCAGAACTTACTGACATCAGCCTCAGTGGATGATAATAGCTCGTGTAGTGTCTGTGCTTGCTTGCGTGTTATTTTGCCGACTACGGGCTTCTGTGTGCGTCCCATAGCACTTTCTGCATCGTCATCAACAGCAGGGATTCCTGCCATTGCCTGAAGCGCATATCTGCGAGCATAGGTGATAGCCGATCCTGCCGCTTGCGGATCAAGTTTCGTTAGAGGTAGGAAAAAGCCACATTCAATCCATTCACCTGATTCATGTATCAAGCGTGTCGTTACGCCAATACCATTATCTCCTGTGATCGGAAACTGTGTGTAAGCCAGACCGTGTTTAGAAAACGGTTCTTTGATTGCCTTGATGACTGAGTTCAAGTCTGCATAACTAGACTTGAAGAACGGATTTGCAGAGTCTTTCACTGCGCCTGACATTTCAGCCTGTGCTTTGACTAAAGCAGCAGACAACTTTGCAATAGATTCAGATTGGTTCACATCATCGCTCCTATGTAATGAACACCACTATATTAAGTCTTATGATTTTTTGTTGCAAAGGTTAAGTAGTAATACTTTAGTCTAATAAAAAAAGGCCACACTGAGTGGCCGAATGGAGTAGTAGTCGGAAGTGAGATAAGGGAATCTCAGATGCCTTTATAACAATTTATCCTAAGAATGGGCAAGCCCTACTGGACAAATATTTCTGGCAACCAACCCATGATCCTGATGGAAGATCATGCATTGCATTTCCCTTGCAGCAAAATAACCAGACTTAGAGTGCCACGCATCGCTAGGTGCTAACGTGTTCATCGACTCCACAGTACAGCCGTTAAACTCTTTGACTGTCTTATGGTGGATGTGACCTGTGATCCATCTGCGCTGTGTGGATTGACCCCATTCTTGAGGACGCAAATGCGCCATGATCTGAGGCAGTTCTTCCATCTTTGCACCGTCACCATGAGTGACACCAAGTAGTACCTTGCCGAACGAATAGAAGTGATATGCAGAAGCATCTTGGATAATCGTTACCCGTGACTCATTCTCAAAGTACAGAGACAGTGCAAGTTGAATCCATTGAGTTGAATCTGGATCGTGATTACCTGCTGCGTTAATAACCGTGAGATGTTCGTGCTTCTCTAACATCTTGCGAATCGCATGAATCATTGCCCAGACAAATACTTTGATGATCCGGTAATACCTAGTGTCAGCATCCAGTTGGTGACCGTGACCAGGGGTCTTGTTCGATCTATTATCAACGTGAAGTGCATCACCGACATTTATGAAGACAGCCTCTTTAGTTGCAGGAGCAGCTTGCGTAAGGTAGTCCACAGCACCTTGCATGACACGATATGCAATCTGCGAATCGAAATCATCAATTTGAGTTTCATCTTGATGCGCCAACATTCCAAAGTGAGCATCGCCCATACCATAAACCGCACAAGTTTCTTCTTCAACGAATCCACAGTGACGAATTGGCTCTGCCAATCCTGCAAACTCTGATAACGCATCTTTGATTCCTTCTAATACTGCTTTTGCTTGCTCTTCTTCATCAGCGCGAGTTTTAACCCACTGCATCATCATGCCTTTCTCAGCATGATAAAGAGTGGATGTACCTTTGAGTTTCAGTGTCTCTGGTAGGACATGAGTTAGATCGTGTTCTGGTGAATAGCCACGCTGTTCTGCGTATTTCTTAATTTTGTTGACCGCATCATAGACCGTGGAATAATTCATATCCAAGGCTCTTGCAGCAGCTTGAACTGATCCACACTCAATGACAGCTTCTATTTTCTGTCTTTGCTGTTCCGTTCGACAAAACTCCAATAATATTGGATCAAGTTGAGTGGCATTTGGCATGTTATTCGCTCCTTCAATAACTCCAGATTGTCGGGCGAATCATTCCATCTTCAGGTTCACAAATATCTAAATGCAGAAAACGCCCCGATCCTTTCTGCGCTACACCGATACCTGTAAATCCTATTTCTAGTGCAAGTTTAAGCACCTCATATGCTTCCCCACGCTCAACTCCAATGTCAGCAGCTTTGCCTGTGGTATGCGCACCACCTTTCGTTGCGCCTCGATCGATCTTTCGTGCCTCGATTGGATGGCTGATGTCTCTGTATGCCGATGTCACGCGCAATGGTTTCGCATAAGCTACACGGAGTTCTGTCAACATCTCCATAAATCTTGCGTCCATCTTTTCCAATCCAGTATGCGAGCAAGACATTTCCTCACTTGTAAAATAAGGTGATTCCCAACTCATTTCTTTTTCTTCTCCATGAATCCTTCAACAGCACCGCCGCCGAAATAGAACCCAAGAATGATGAGCATCGCATAGTTGATACTAAACTGCTCCATCACTTTAGTGACTGCATCAGGATCGCCTTGTCCTGAAATGGTCATTCCTAAGACCAAGACATAACTAAAAAGAAACGTCAGGCCAAACATCAAGGCTAGATAACGCTGCGCTAATTTGAATGGTGCATATGCGGACAGTAAGTCAGTTTTTGCCTTAGCCTTGGCTGCAATTTCTTCCTCTGTTGACGTGTGCATATTATCAATCAGGTCTAAACCTTTCTCGATCACATTGCCAGATCCAAGCATTTTGCTAATAACGCCAATCACTATGCGCCTCCAATATTGTGGTTTGTCTGAATACAGATCGCATCGTAGTTAACTTTCGGTTTTGGTGCTGTCGCCATGAATTCTTCATGTGCTGCAAAGCAAGCGTCCATACTAGGAAATATGCCTTGTGGCGAAACATAGTATTTGTCCGCCTCCAATAAGATCACGAACAAAACCCACATGACTTAATCCTCGTCCAAAATTATGTCGAATGCGGCAGTGACGCGAGCATTGTTAGAACGGACACTACACCGAAAATCAATATCTGACTTTTCAGGGACTTTGACCGGAACGCTAAAATCATAAAGATGTTGACCGCCATTACCAGAAACTTCAAAGCTATGACTAACACGGAAGGAATCGTCCCCAAAGGATCGAATAAACATATCACCAGTCGCGTCTGCACCTGCCTGACAAGTCGCCATAACTTTGAGGATATAACCTATCTTTCCGGCAGGGATCGTGTAGACAGCCATCAAGGTCTGTGCTTTACCTTCCTTGATTGTGGCAACCGTTGTCCCGCCTTTTTGCACAACAATGTCATCCGCATTTGTAGCAGAGCCATCGTGAATATAAGCGCGGAATATTCTCTTGAACGCCTGTGTGGTTGTCGTAGCAGTAGAACTGGAGACAGTGACCGTCTCTGACAGTTCGAGGTAATCATTGTCCAAACCAACCAAAACAATGCTCTTGCCGTTATCTGATGCGTTGACGGCAGGAATCGACAGCGTTCCGGCAGTGTTGAAGGATGACCAGGGATATACTGTATCGTCTACATCCCAGATCGTACCTGATTGATTCTGTGACATCGCAGGGACAGCACCGAACTTGTGAATATGTGTGATGTCGTCAAACTGACTTTTTGCGACTCCAAGACCGTAGTTTGGCAGTCGAATCATATCCATAAACTGAGACATCTAGATTGCTCCTTTGTTCTTTATGAGCCACAAAAGCCAAACCATAATACCAATTGCGCTTAGTGTACCGATAATAATTACAGATGCCAATGCTATGTCTTTGATCTTTTTGGCTTTCTTCTGTTTTGCTCTGATTTGAGCCAAGTGTTCTTTCTTGCGCTGCTCTTTGCGTTGTCTCTGAAATGCGTAGAAATCATGCAAGTGACCAGTAAACGCTAATATTTCGCGCAGTTCTGCTTCTGCCTGTTTTGCTTGCACAAGAGCAAGATAGGCTTCCATGTCGGATTGACCTTTATCTTGGACGCGATTTTCTAGTTTGGTTTTGTTATCAAAGAATGATGCAATCTGCTGACCGCAAGAAACAATGTCTTGACCATGCTTAGCAGTCTCTTTAATGACCGCTATGGCTGCATTGATAGCAACCAATTCTGCGATCATTATCCTGCTCGATTCTCAATGAGGCGATCAATCTTTGCATCTAAGGCATCAAGACGATCCATGACGCGATTGATGTCTGCATGAACCTCTGCTTTGGTGACGTATTCTTTGGCTACTTCTTCTCGCGTTCTATTGAGAAGAATCGAGAGGCGTTGTTGCTCTGACCACATGGTCTTTGCGAACCAGGACATTATGCCGAAACCGCCAGTTAATAAGATGTTCCACAGCATCAAGTCCATGATAAATCCCCATAGGTTTAAACAATTATACCGATTTCGGCCAATCGTTTATAGGTGCATTACCCGTAGAAATATCATTCTCGTCAACAGGAGTGTCATACAAAGCCATGAACGCATCGAGGTCAGCCGCGCCTGTAATAGCCGCCTCAATGGTATTTGATGCTGTCCGAACTGCCGCACGATAGGTTGTCACATCCGATGGCACTGTGTAATCAGATACTTCGGTTGCCTTGATTACCTGCCAATCTGTCTGAGACAGTAAGTTCGCCGCTGTTCTTTTTGTGTCGCTGATTGATTTGGCTTTTTGCGCATCTAAATCTACTACTTTCGAAGTCACAACGGGATCATCTTCCCATACCACTCCGAATGCCGCTTTTTCATCGCTTGACCAAACATTCCAGTTTGATGGGTGTTTAAATCCGTCATCGGACATCCAACCCCTGCCAATGCGAATTACTCGTCCATTATGTTTCCACATTATCTTTTACCTCGCATTAGAGTATTTGATGGGTTGTTCGGCAAATGCCATGAAAATATAAGTCTGAGCATCGTTGACAAAACCTGTGTTATTGCGCCATTTGAACCCGTTACTAAGAATGTCTACGTCATTTACCAAACCAACAGTTGACTCCGTGTCAGTCTCATTTGCGTAGAGAGCTGTATCGGACAAGTTTGAAGTGCTTCTCGCGGTATCAATCATCACCCAGTCAGTTGTAGCTGACATTGATTTGACCATGATAAAACTAGGCCGAAAACCTGTATAGACAAACGTGCCGCTAGTAGCATTGTTACCAGCATACGTACCAATCTTGCTAAATCCATCGACTGAATGGAACGCATAGCAGATGTAATCTTTGGCTGACTTATTAATCCCTGTGTTCGTATCAAGACCAATTGTTGATGAGTTCCACGTTACGTTACTTGAGGCAGAACCGGTTACTTCTCCGGCATTTGAGTCCAGTTTTACAAAGTCTCCACTTCCTGATGCTCCAATTACATCTCCAAAGACGTACCAACCTTGAGCTTCTGTGATGCCTTTAATAATAATTAATTCTGGAGCAACGCCAAGACCGTGACCAAACGTAGGACTTACACCGGCTCCAGTGTATTTGGCAATACTGAAGCCACTGGTTGTATTCGCACTCACAGTTGAAGTGATAGAGCCATCACTATTGCTTACACCAGAGCCGTTGGCCTTCCAACTCCAAGCAACGTAATCCTCAGTATTGGTGTTGACTTGAGCCAAATTACCTAGGGTAAACCCATCCACTCCGAATGCGGTCAAACCTTCAGACTCAGTAGTTTCAGCTAATGTACCGTCAGATTCAAGTTGCTTTGTAACGCCTCTTACCACGTCATATAGCGCATGGTTATCTGCGGCGTCACGATTTTTGATCCAAGTCCAATCTGGCTGGAAACCTACGCCCGTAACTGCCTTTCCGCCAGACCCAATCGCTGTGCCATTGCCCGCATACAACACCGTATTGAAGTAATCTTCAGGACTCTCATCCTGCGCAGGGTCTATCGCAGGATTTGGCAGATTGGCAGAGCTAAGTGCAAGATAATCTGTTGGCGGGGTGTAAACAAAGTCTTGCTGACCAAAATTGATTGCACCCTCTCCTATATGAAATGTCGTAATAGCGAATGTCCATCTGCCGTCAGCAAGGTTTTTCTGAACAATTTCAGTATTGTTCTTATACCAAGTTATTGTCTGTGTAGCGGAATCTAAGTCCAAAGCCATCCCAATAACATCACCGGTAGTGTATGAGGTTTCCGTCCCCGTGTTAGCAAAAGCGTTCCAGACCTGTCCATTTTCAAAATAACACCAGCCATCTGCTGTTTGACTTAAAAAGTGAGTAGGTGAAAGGTTTGCGGGAGTAAGAGTGTCTATATTGATGACACCGATGCCGATTCTGTCAGATGCTGCTTGGTTTTCAAAGATTATTGTAGTTTCGCAATACCATTTGCCTGTTGCTGGAGACTGCGTAGCTTTAGCATGAGACCATGCGGTAGTAGATCCTACTACCTGCAAATTACCATTATTTAGGTTTTGAGATGCAAGTGCCAGCGGATTTAACGTAGCGAAGTTATCCGTTGGGGTATCCAGCATTTGATCTGACGCTGTGAAATTATTCGCCGTCAGATCGTGACCTTCGCCGGAAGTGTCATCGCCAAAGGCTGAAGTATCGGCGTAGGTTAGCTTGAAGCCATCATCGCCATGTGAGCCTGTATAATCTTTAGGTATCCAGATTCCAGACTTCGTTTCTCCGAAAGAGCTTGCAGTTAATGCCGATCCGGTGACGAGATGCGTTTCCGCTAAATAGCCATCAAAATAAAAAGTACCACCGCCATACCTGCCTATGCGAGTTACTCCCGAACTAGTAGATAAAGATGCCGCACTTATTCCTGTTTTTATGGCAACGCCATTTACATAGACTGCCGCTGTCCCTGCATCCACAGAAAAAACGATGTGATACCACGAACTTGCATCACGCACTTTAATGTCTGTGCTTGTTGTTGTTGATCCGTTATAAACATAAATTTCATCAACATCGGTAACGCCGGTCTTGAAGATCGCCAATCCGGAATTGCCACTACTAAAAATATATTGGTAGTTTGCGGCAGTAATGTCACCACGTTTTAGCCACGTTGAGAATGTATAGGTGTTGGTTGCCGAACCAGTTGTGCGGCTCAAATAAGTCGAATCCCCAGAGTTGAATCGCAACGATTGAGCAATAGTCTTGGAGTAAAACTCTGCGCCTGCCGCAGCACCGAATAACTGTGAAGTATCAAACATTATGAAAACGCCAGTTGTGGTGCGCCTAACAGGATACGTCCTGATGCCGCGACAACGTATGGAACGATGTCAGTCGCACTAGCCGCAGTGGATAAGGTCAGCCCTGCACCTCCTGCTGTTTCGTAATCCGTACCTAATGATACTGCACGTCCACCAGTTCCGTCTTGAATAAATACGATGAAACCAGATTGTCCGACTGTCTCTGTTGTAGGATTCGCCAGTGTGACGGCTCCTGTCAGCGTTAAAACGTGATTTTGATGCGTGGCAAAATCCAGTGTGACTGATCCGGTGTTAGTAGCGTCAGTATTTGTATCACCGATGCCTCTAGCGGCCGTCAGAGTGCCTACCACATCAACATCGCCGCCATCAGCGATTGTAAGCCTCGCTGTACCTTCATCTGTCTTTAGTGAGATGCCTGCCGCATCAATGGCTTGAACACAGGCTGTGCGGAACTCTACTTCGTCATTTGTCTGATCGAGGTATGCGATTGTGATCCACGCATCATTGTCCTCATTCCGCATCTTCAAAAGATCGGTTGCGGTGTCATACCAAAGTTGACTCGCATAGGTAGTCGATGGAGCGGACGCACCAGAACTTGTCGAAATCAATGCCGCTAAAGCATTGTTCAGATCACTCCTGAAATTCGGAAATGACTGATTGTCAATTACTCCGTCATGTTGGCTCATGTGATTCGTCTCCCATAACCTTTCGCCATTATATCGTATGTTCTGTTCGCAGGGTTACCGCCAGAATCATAGATATTGATTTGATAGCCCTCTGTGTCGATGTTACTCAACACATAGTAATCGCCTTGTTGCTGATTCTGTACTGTAATACTTAAAGCAGGAATTGCTTTGAATGG